ACAGGTGCACAGGGTGATACTGGGGATACAGGACCTACAGGACCACAAGGATATACAGGTGCACAGGGTGATACTGGGGATACAGGACCTACAGGACCACAAGGATATACAGGTGCACAAGGTGATACTGGCGATACAGGACCTACCGGTCCAACTGGACCAGGAGCAAATCAAATATTAAATACAACAAGCGATGTTTCATTTAACAGTATTACAGTAAGCAATGATGTAAATATATTAGGTAGATTATATGCGTTATATCCTGATGAAACAATACCTTTATCGGCAATTATAGGGGTAACAGACAATTTTGGATATACCGGTTACACTGGACCAACTGGACCTCAAGGATTTATAGGATATACTGGTTACACTGGACCAACTGGATCTCAAGGATTTATAGGATATACTGGTTACACTGGACCAACAGGACCTATCGGGCTAGGAACTGGAGAATCAGGTCCAACTGGACCAACTGGACCTATCGGGCTAGGAACTGGAGAATCAGGTCCAACTGGTCCAACTGGTCCAATATCCTCTATTAGTCGCGTTATTACGCAATATAATAGCAATAGTCCTCCAATATTAAATCCTGTATCGCAATATATATTTATAACTGGTAATAATAATTTAATACTGCCTGCGCCAACGTCTAATTGGATTGGAATTGAAATAAATGCTAGAATTATAGATGATACAGCAATATCAAATGGAAACCTAGTTGTGCAAACATCAGATGGTAGTAATAAAATTATGCCTAGTGGAGTAGGATTATCTGGTCTTACAAATAATTATGAACCAGGTTCTTATTCAAGCATAGCAACATTTTCTGCAACTTTTATATGCGATGGAACATATTGGTATCAATATCCATAAATAATTTTATAATTATATACTATAAAATATGTCAATAGCAACATTAAAAAGAAAAACACAAGCACAATATAATAATAGTAGCGTAGGCACAAAAAACTTTTCATTAAACGGTACGCTCCGTAATCAAGGATATGTAGGACAAACATCTCTATCCAGAAGTTTACCTAGAACATTAATGAATGGAAATACTCCACGAGGTCACGGTGGTTGCTGCGGGAAATATCCAATGCATTCTATAGTACAATCTGCAGTTACTTCTTTAAATGATCCCGACGTAATTAAAAATACTGTATTATCAACACGGGGTTTACTTGATGAGAAATTTAATTGTATCGAAAATATTGATCAACCATATTTTACAACATGTGGGAAAGAAACACATTGCTTCAATACCGTAAAACCTGATAATAATCAACATTTAAGTGATCAAGGTGTATATATAACAAATAAAGCAAAGAACGCAGATTTAGATTGTAATAAACATATAGAAAAACCATGCACTCTTCGCAAATCGTGTTATAAAACCAATTCCTTTTTTAATAAAGGTGCAACTAAGGTTATTCATACAAAGCCAATAAACAGCTACAGTCACATTAGTCAAAGCGAACATTTGTTAAAATTAAAAGAAAAATGTGCTGCTAATGATATACCTATTCCAAATACAAATATTAAAAGAACACCTTTTGGTAGTAGTAATTAAAAAATTGATTTAATAATATTCACGTTAATATTATTAAAAAAATGGAGTCAAGCAAAGATCAAGAAATTAGCGAGTTGCAAAAAAAATACGTAGAATCTCTTTCTGAAAAAGAGAGAAAATCCTATGAAATTGCGAAAGATCACCTTGGAATGTCATTCCAACTAGATAAAAGTGTTGGGTATCTAAAGTGGCTCAAAGCCCAAAATCCTTCTTCTTAAGATATTCCTTATATTTACTATAACTCATAACTTCATTTTGTAAATTACTTTCGCTCTCTACTCCATCCAATAGCTTAGATCGAAATCCATTTAGCTTATTTTTCCTAGGAGGTTTCTGTAAAAAATTAAAATTACATACTCTACCTAGATTAATAAATGTATTTCTATTGTATTCTTTTTCAGGAGGTTTCGTTTCTTCAGTAAGATGTTTTTTATCTGTTTGATTTAATTTATAATTTTTTAACTTAGCGAAAGGTGCATCACTATTTTTTAGTGTGTTTTTATCATCCTTTTTATCCTCCTTTTTCTCATATTCTAAATAAATATTTATAAGTGGTGATTCTTTCACGTATTCATTATCCATAAATAGATCACGACATTGATATGTAATTACATATTTCATCGCAACAGCGTTTAAAATATTATATGGAATACCATTTGTATCAGAATAATAAGCAAACCCTTGTTTATAAGCATCATAATGCATTATAATATTACCACGAGGTGTGCTTTCAAAGAGTATACGTGTTTTCCATACCTTTTCTAATTCATTATTTTGATTAGCCAAAATTTCTAATAATTCTTTCTTATTATAAAACAATTTCTCAACATTATTATTCATGTTATCAATAGCAAAACTATTGATTATTTTATTTTTATTTGTTTCAATATAAATTGCTACAGGGTCTTTAATTATTAACTTCTTTTCTTTAATAATAGAATTATAAAACATATATAAGAAGTAAAATGCCCAGCGATAAAGATAAGTAAAAAAATAAACTACAGAGTTCGATGGATTCTTATTAGATCTCTTAATAATTTTATTTTTCATTTTAATTATAGTGTACATATATTTTTATGCTATTTTCACACAGTTTTATTTTTTATTTGGTTCAATCTAAAATCTACCAAATCCTTCATTTCATTATCTAGAAATGGTACATTAATTCGTTGATAGTTCTTATAAACATTATCCGGATGAATACAGATAAGGTATAGATCAGTAACCTTCTTACCATATTTATTCTCTAATATCATTCGATAAGTATTCAATTGTAAAGCATAGTGCCAGAAGTTAGTGTCAGGTAAATGTGAAATACATGTCGTCATTGCATATTTCCCAAATTCGGCTTCATGTTTGATTTCCTGACATCTTTTCCAGTCATAAATTTGGATAGTTCCGTCGGGATTCTCAAATATCATATCAATAGATCCAGAGAGCTTGAGTTCTTCATAATATACCATCCATTCTGTTCGGTATGGCTTTAACTCGGGAAAATCTTTAATAAAGTTTTTAAAATATTGGAATTCAATACTATTATTTGTAACATCCATACCATTGAAATAGCATTCAATATCATAATGCATTTTAGTTCCAGCACTGGATGCAGCATCTCTATTCTTATCCCAATCTTCTTTGATTTGTTCTTTTGTCATGCCGTAATATTTATACGTTGGATCCTTCATTTTCCTACCGCGCAACATATTATCAATAATAGCATCGGCATCAAAATGCGAGAAATGGCTATGATTAAAAGTAGTTACAGAAGTATATGTGCCTCGTTCTCCACATACTGTGTATATATGAGGACCCTCTTCGAAAGTAATAAACTCATCTCGAGGATGGGCATTAATTGTAGCCAAATATTGTGGATTTCCTATCATTATGAGCTTTACTACCTATAGTATAAAAAATTAAGGAATCAATTTTTTACAAAAAGAACCTATTCACAATCTTCATTTGAACATGTCGATTTAATGTTTTTTTTAATTTTTCCATAGATATGATGGCGAATACGATTATATCTTGATTCGTCTGACATTCTTTCACCACCTAATATTTTTTTATAATAATCAATATACATCATCTTATACGATTCTTCTGTTTCTATTTTTTCACGGTTTACTACATACCAACATTTATTAAATTCTACTAAAAACCGATGCGATATACGTGCTAGTAATTTATCAAAATCGGAATTTGTTATATTTTTCCATGTGTTATCCGAATCGTAAATATAAAATTTATTTGGCTTTACATCGTAAGCTCGAAAGGGTAATTTATCACCATAAGTTTCTAACATTGTATTAAACATGTCAATAGTAGCATGTTGCAAGTCATTATTATAGACATTATCTAAATATTTTTCAACTTCATTTAATAGCATATCTATCCACTTATTATAATCAAATTCAGGATTCGGAGTTTTTTTCAGAATATCATTAAATTTTATTTTACGCTTAACCGTATTTTTAAGTTCAGAATTCTCTTTTTCAAGTTTTGTTATACGCATAGAAAGCTCCTGAATGAGTAGAAACAATTCCTTTTGCGTTGGAAGTTTCTCAGAGCTATCTATTTCATTATCCTGTTCTCTACGCGTTTTACTTAAGAACTCACATGTTTGAATATGGCGATCATGGTTAAATTTCTCTTTATATTCCCTACCGCAATGTTTACATACACATGATGGTTTAGCTTGCATTTTTTATTACTGCCATTATTATATAGGTACTAATCAATTTTTTAAAATGAAAATGTTCTTTAGTACAAACAAACCTATTGTTTCGAGAAACACTAATAATGAAGCTAAAAAAGAAAAAGTGCAGATAGATCCTAGGTATAAATTTAATGAAGCATCTTTAGTACTACGATATGGTATGGTAGCGAAACTTCAAAACTACTCTGGTTGCTCAAGTTGTGGTAAATAATTTGTAGTCATATTTTATAAAATGAATAGAATTGTAAAATATGGGGTTTTAGTAGTGCTAGTATCATGTTTAGTATTTTCATTTAGTTGGTTTAATATTTATGAAGGTTATACTGATTCGGCTACTAATTATGCAGGAATTGTAAATACTGGAGGTGGAATAGTTAAAACAACTGCGCCGCCAGTTAGAAACGTAGGCGCTTATGGATCAAATGGTGTAGCGGTTAATGGTTACGACGGAGATGGAAGAGCAATTCTTAGTTTTGATACAACAGGAAGATCAATAGTAGGTTACAATGGTGTTAATCCAATATATGGTAAACCTGTGCAACAATCAAAAAATATACCACAACTAGTAAATGTATCTGCAATTACAGGTTTCAATAATGACGGTACACCTATATTTAATATTTCTCATCCAAATAATGCTACCCTTTCTACTATAAACGGACAATTCCCTGGTAGATATACTTGGAGTAAAGATACGAATGGTACATGCGCCGGTGGATTTATAACCACAGATGGTAATTCATGCACTAATATATGTGCAACAAACTATAACGATGGAACAAAATGTGTAAGTCAGCCAAATGGATCAAGCAATACGAATGACTTTATTGGAAATCCTGATTCTAATATTAGTGGGGCTACATATACAGGAAACCCTGGTTGTAATAAATTAAAAAGCACAGTATGTTCTTATAAAGATTCGAAATGCGTTGATCAATATGGTATTCCTTGCGATAATGCTTGCTGTGCTACGGCAAATACAAATGGTGTACAAGGAGTACCAATAACTGATGGTGTTAGAAGATTTAATTTCTGATAATTCTTTAGTTACTATTTTCTATATTATATCCTTTGTATATATTATAGAAATGAGCCAATTTAATACAAATGATCTTTTTTTAGAACCTAAAACAACTCAGTATGGAAGTCATATGGTTATGACAAATGTAGCTAAGCAATCAAAAATTAAGTATGTAAATATTGATACTAGATTTAGAGATGAGTATAATTATTCATCAACAGCTAATTATAATGTAACACTTCCACAACGCATAACAGATGTTAAAAATATGACTTTAACCGCTATAGAGGTCCCTATGAGTATTTATAATGTTTCATCAAATCTAGGTAATAACTGTTTTAATATAACATACGATGGACATACTAGCACTATAACTATTCCAGATAATTATTATAATTTAGTATCTTTAAAAACCGCAATAAATAATTCTCTTCCAGGACATGATATATCGTATAACTATTTGGGTTCAAAGTCACAATTTATTACAGGTAATAATAAACACATTACCGTAAGTTTTGACACTACTTTGTCTGGAAGTCACGATAAGTATAATATTAAATCTAAATTAGGATGGATACTAGGATTTCGTAATATAAGCTGTGAAGTAAATAATGGCGGTTATACAACATCCGAATCATTTATCGATTTAAATGGTCTTAGATACTTATATCTAGCTATAGATGAGTTTAATAAAGGTAACCAATATTCATTCATTTCTCCCTTATATACGTCATTAATTAATAAAAATATTATTGCTCGGATAAGTATGGATCCAGCGAATAATGATTTTGGAAGCGTTTTAGTAGCAAATTTAACTAATGGCTTATTAGTAAGTGATGTAAGAAACTATACGGGTAAAATAGATTTGCTTAAAATGAATATTCAATTATTAGACGAGAATGGCAATAATGTAAATTTAAACGGACTTGATTTTTCATTTTGTTTAGCTGTAGAACACGAATAGGAGTAGAGATTACTATAAGACCTTTACTCTGAAAAATTGATTTTAATATTTTATTTTATGAAATATTAAACAACTTACTAGTGTATTAAAAATGACAGATATTACCTCTTTATCTGACGAACAACAATATGCATATAATAAATTCGTAAATGGTGAAAATATATTTATCACTGGGCCAGGAGGTACTGGTAAAACGCGACTCGTCCAATACTTAGTTAATTATGCTAAGTCAATTAATAACCAAGTACAAGTATGTGCGATGACTGGTTGTGCAGCCGTTCTATTGCAATGCAATGCTAGAACTCTGCATTCTTGGAGTGGTATAAAACTCGCAAAGGGACCAAAAAATAAGGTAATTGAATCAGTGTTAAAGAGTAAACATGCGGTAAAATCATGGAGATCGGCTAAGATTCTTATCTTAGATGAAATAAGTATGCTTTCTAAAAAAGTATTTGAGATCATTGAAGAGTTAGGGCGCGTTACACGTAAATCATCCGCACCTTTTGGTGGATTACATGTTGTCTTTGTTGGAGATTTCTATCAACTTCCTCCTATTGGTTCAGATGGAGAACCAGATACGGAGCAGTTTTGTTTTGAGTCGCCAATGTGGAACAATGTATTTAAACAAGAAAATCATATTGAGCTAAAAACCATGTTTCGCCAAAAAGATCCTAACTATATTGATATTCTTATGCAAATACGTAAGGGCAACATTGATGAAGATAAGCGTAAAACATTGAGAGATTATTTAAATCGTGAATATGATAGTGAAAAAAACAATGGTTGTATACCTACAAAACTGTTTGCTATCCGGTCCAAAGTAGATTTTGTTAATAGTCAAATGTTTTCAAAGATACAGGAGAAAGAATATGTTTTAGATTATAAACCAAAGATAGATTGTTTAACCTACTTAGATTCTGGTAAAATTATACCACCATTGGTAATGCAAAAATGTAATACATTATCTATTACGGATAAAGAATCTGAGTTAGATCAAATGATAAATAATAGCCAATGTAATAAGATATTACGTATTAAAAAAGGAGCAGCCGTTATGTGCACTATCAATCTAGATATGGATAATGGTATATGCAATGGATCACAAGGAATCATCATTGATATTATTGAAAATGGATCAGAAATTATTCCAGTAGTTAAGTTTTCGAATGGACTAATTAAAAGGGTATCACAACATTATTGGCAATCTGAAGAATATCCTACAATAGCAGTTGGTCAATATCCATTAACTTTAGCATGGGCGCTTACAATTCATAAGATTCAAGGTGCGACGTTATCTATGGCTGAGATTGATATAGGTAAATCTATATTTGAATATGGACAAACTTATGTAGCATTATCAAGAATTCAATCATTGGATGGGCTATATTTATCAGCATTTGAACCAGAAAAAATTCGCGCGAATCCAGTAGTTACAGAGTTTTATAATAAAATATTGCCTATAACTGCTGAGGTAAAGAGTGTATTTGGTAAAACATTGGAAAAATTTGAATATAAAGAAGAAAAAAAAGATGTGAAGGTTATTAAAATTTAATATTTATATAGATTATAGATGGTTGCCGGAAGTATTTTACCTGTTACAATTCATAACAATAAACTTTATTTTTTATTTGGAAAAGAAAATCCTATGGAAGACAGTTCAAAAGGGTGGTCCGATTTTGGCGGAGCAGTAGATAAAGGGGAAACGCCCTTTACTGCGGCTCTTCGCGAAGGAGGTGAAGAGTTAACTGGTTTTTTGGGAGATAAAAAACAGGTAGCAAAACTTATTAAAAAGGGAGGAGGAGTTTATAGAATAACACATAATACTTATAACGTCCATATATTTTTTATGGAATATGATGAAAACTTACCTAAATATTATAATCAAAATCATAAATTTTTATGGGATAGAATGGATAAAAAAGTATTAAATGACTCTAAGTTATTTGAGAAAATAGAAATTAATTGGTTTTCAGTTGATGATATGAAAAAAAAAAGGTCGGAATTCAGGGGGTTTTATCAAGAAATAGTTGATTTATTTTTGGCCGATATCGAAAATATACAACAGTTTATTAAAAAGAAACAAACTAGGAAAAGTAGAAAGAATTACGAATAACTATGATTTTAGAAAAACAATCATACTTATATTACATAAGTATTATTTTTAGAGAAACATATTAGATATGGTTATAGTTATAATTCTTAAAATAAAAATACAATGTAATTGTATAATAATATAAATGTCTTGGAGACAATATGGTGGTACAAATAAACAAATATTAAGTACTATTAATGCAGGAGCAATAGTAGCAAACAAATTTTTATCTAGAAGTACTGCTGCCAATACAAACCAATTTGATAATTTAAAAGTTAAAGGTCAGTTCATTTGTCAGGATTATATCCAGAGCGGCACCTTTATATTAGCATCAAATAACCTTATCTCTTCAAGAAATTTATCTATTAAAAATAAAATATTTCTTGGAACAGATTTATCAGGAGGTGATCTATCAAATAATCCAGTTCCATGGTCTTACATATTTGGTAACTCTTATGGGATAAGCATAAATAATACGAGACCGCAGGCAGTATTCCATATTACAGGATTGAGTTATGAGGTATTAAAAGTAGACACTAGTTTAAACACTATACGTAATATTATTGGGCAAAACGTTAATGCCCGTGGCGTTGTTATTGCAGCAGATGATTCTTCATCGAATATATATTTTTTTAATGACGTAAGCACAAATGTCTCAAACACTCCAGATTCTTATATTAAAAACACATTAAACAATGGACTATCTATGGGATCAGCTAACTCTACTATAGTTTTCGATAAAAATGGTAACCTAACTGTTACTGCTGCTGATAAACTTACATTAAATAGTTTAACTGGTAATTTTAGTATTTCTAGTAATAGTACAAAATTTGATTCATACCTTGTTGTAACAAATCGTGGAACAAATTATGATAAAAAATATAATGAAGCTGCTGTTATTTATGATAGTTCAAATGCTACGTACTTAAATGATGTTTATGATGTTAGTTCAGTAGTAACAGGTAATTCTTTATCATTATTGGCTATTGATAATAGCTCTAATACTTTTTTTAGATTAATTGATCCTAGTGGCCTTGGGTTTTCTATTGGAGGTGGTGCTTTTCCAGGAGATACTACTCGTTCATTTGGAACAATAGCACTTAGCGATTTGTCTGGAAATTATGTTCTTTCTCAAAACATAGTATCAGGGACAGATTTATTAAAATATGCATCTACAATTGGTATTAATACTTTTTCACCAAAAACAGAAAAATATGTATTGGATATTAATGGACCAACAAGAATTGGAAATGGGGAACATAAAACACTTTTTACTGGTACGTTTGAATTTAAAAAAATTAGCTATTCAAAAGTTAATAATAATTTTGCAATGGCTATTGGAACACCGTCAAGCATAGGGGACATAAAAACAAATTCATTAGTAAGCTTTCCACAATACTTTTCTTATACAAATGATGGCGGAATAACATGGAAAACTTTGCCGATAGATATATCAAATGATAATTTTATAACACCTGCAAATAAAGTTCAAAACAATACTTTTAATTCTATTTATGTATATGATTCTAATTTTGCGATAATAGGTTCAACGCAAAATACTCTATATTGGACAAACAATGGTGGGTTAACATGGAATTCATTTATTTATAATAATTCTGATACGTATTCATTATTAACTCGTAATACAACTTCTATATATGTCCAACCATATAATGGCAATTATCGCGTATTTTTATCCTTTGAATATATTAATAATACCAATAATACCAATAGTACACCGAAATACAATACTATTTTCTTTACAACTAGTAGTCCTACGTTAATTGGTAATGATATCGGTTACTCAACTTCTGGATCAAATAATATTCAAAACTATTTTAATCTAATTTCAAATTCTATGAGTAGTTACAGAAACCAAGGACCTAGTAATTATAGCTATAAAATTAATGCGAATGATTCCAATGGACAATATATATATTTTGTAGGGGATGGAATTATTAAAATAGATGGTACTGCAGTAACCCCTGCTACTATATATAATAGACAAAACGCATATTATTCTCAATATAATTCAGTTTTTGCATACAATGATAATTACGTAATAGCTGTTGGAAATGACATAATATCATGGACAAACAATGGAAATGACTGGATTGATATCAAATTAAGTAGCATAACTATAGGATCCGTAAATTTACAAAGCGTATTTATTTATGATTTATCAAACGCTGTGGCGGTTGGAGATAATGGTGTTTTTATATATAGTAATAACTGGCAAAGTTCACTATGGAATATAGTGTCTTACGAGTTATTAAATTCTTTTGGGATAGCCGATCGTATTGTCGATTCAAACAATAAACTAAGACATATTCGTATGGTAGATATAAATTCGTATATTATTTCAAACGTTACTAATAAATATACGCCCAATTCGTATGATGTAAATAACAATATTACGGTTAATGGAGCTCTTGGAAAAAGTAAAGTAATATATGCTTATTATCCCAATCTTTTTAATAGGGCTAATAATACTGTTTTTGAACTTTCTGGAAATATGGTCATGTCTGGTGATATTAATATTAATGATGAAGGCCAAATTAAATCTAATAATAAGAACTTTTATGTATTGAAAAACAAAGTAGAAAATATTTATACAGGCAATGATGCTAGTAAAATATACATTGGCGGAGCATCAACAATTAATAATATGACAGGATCGTTATTTATAGGCAATGATTTATCTATTAATTCAAGATTATATCTAACCAATGATGCTTCTTTGAATTCAAGATTATTTGTATCGGGAGATGTGTCATTAAATTCTAATTTATATGCTCTTGGAAGAACAATACACCAAGGAGATGTTTCAATGAATTCACGGTTATTTATTAATGGAGACGTATCAATGAATAGTCGTCTTTTTGTTATGAGCGACGTATCTATGAACGCACGATTGTTTGTAGCAGGAGATGTATCTATTAATGGAAAATTATATACACTTGGCAAGACAGTTCATCAAGGAGATGTTTCTATGAATTCCCGTTTATTTATAAACGGCGATGT